TCACTAACTTCAGTTTTGTCCATTCCAGTAATATAAGCCATAATTTTTTCTCCTTATTATGCTTGTATGATGCCTTGTCTTGCTCTGTTTGAACAGGTCATATTTCCTGCCCATACTACAGGCAATACCATAGCATCTTGGTTAACAGAAGCCTTCTCACCCAAAGGAGAAAATTCTCTACCTTGAGCTGGTCGAAGGAATAAATAGTCCGAGTTAAGCATATACATTTTGCTTGTTGGACATTGGTCATCATAATAGACTGGTGCATCCATAAACATTAAGTTCATAAATCCAGCACTAGCATTATCATCACTTGTAAATCTTTGGTTGGTCTGTAAAGAACTCCAATAGAATTGAAAGTAATTAGATGCTGCTACGATAACATCAGGATGGTCTGCACCTCTAACTGTGCTTAACCAAAGTGTGTTCATAGCTGTTTGTATAGTTGTAGCACTAGGAGTTACACTCTCGGTACTAAAATCATACACTTGGTTTTGCCAGAAACTATAAGTAGTAGAGTTAATACCACCAACTGTGTTTCCAACAGTACCAGGAACTAATAACTGTAATCCACCTAGTTCTTTTCCATCTGTACCTGTGCCATCAGCATATAAGCCAGTAGCCATAGTATTTTTAAGAGTTTTTTCTAGGTTTCTTACTCTTGATTTAAGTAAGTTAAAGATTGCTTCTTTACCAGAGTTTTCGACCTGTTCTAATCCAGAAATAACCACATTACCAGCTAATTGTTTATAATTAAACTCAGCTGCTGTGAATGTATTACTGGTAGATGTGTCTAAAACCTCGTAGCCACTATACCATTTTGCAGTTGAGTTAGTTGCGTATTCTAATTCCTGCACAATAGTTCTACCTGTGGCGATTTGTTTGTTGCCTTTCTCATCAATATGACGAAGTAAGGCATTACCATTAGTTACGTTATCTGCAAGAGTTTTTGAATATCCTGCAAGAGTAGTTGTAACTATTTCGGTAAATGTACTATTTGGACTTGCCATTTTTATACCTCATTAAGTTATTGTGAACCCACAACTCATTTAGTTATACCTGCACTACTAATTGATTCCATAAGCAAAGAATCTAAATCGCTATTTTTAACAGAACCACTAGGAGGAGTAGTTGCAGTTCTAGGTCTAACTTTTTTAGCCTTTTCAACTGCTGCTTTCCTTCTCGCATCTTCTTCGGCTTTTGCACTTTTTCTTTGCGAATCTAAAGATTGTTTGTATAAATCATCATCTAATCTAATAGATTTAGCATAAGCATCTTCTAATCCTTTTGCTTCTCCTGCGTCTATTAAATTGCCCATTTTTACTCTAACTTGTTCAAAATGAGGATATTTTAAATTACCTTTTTCATCTTTAGATTCAGCAAAAGCAGAAATTTGATTTTCTGTTTGCTGTCTAGCAGATTGCAGATTTTGCTTTTTAAACTGATTTAATTCTGCAAGTATCGCTTGATTTTGTTGTTGTAATTGGGTAATTTGTGGGTCAGAATCATTCCAATCCACATTTTCTTCTATTGATGAAAGATCAATGCCATAACCTTGTGCTAATTGCTTGATTGCCATTTTTGGGTTATTTCTGAGTGCCATATCTGCATTAAGTAATCTGGAGATATATTCTGCTTCTCCTACACCACTTGCTGCAATTTGCTGTCTCATTGGAGCTATAACTTTATCTAATGATTCAAAACTTTTGCGTTGTTGAGCTACTTCTTGCGTCTTTCTTGTGTAATCAGCAGTCATTTCTTTATCTCGCTTTAGCATATACTCCTGTGCATCACGAGGTAAATCCTTGAACTTGCTTCTTACTTCTTCTGACCAGTTTTTTGGAGCTTCTAAAGGTGTTTCTTTCGAATCCTCTCCATCAACATGAGCCACTACAGCATCATCAGAAGGTTCTTCTTTTGAATCTTGGGTTTCTTCTTCATTTTCAGGTGCTACCTGATTTAATGAATCAGAATCAGATTCTTCGGAATTAGTATTCTCCACTTGTTTGGGAGCATCAGGAATAGTGGTGTTTTCCACTTCTTCCTTAGGTGTTTCTGTGTTAGGTGTTTCAGGTTCTTTTTCTATAGTTTGGTTAATAGCACCTTCTAATACTGCTTCTAATGTAGGTGCTTTTTCAGGTGCTGATTCCTGTGTAGGAGTGCTTTCTTGTGTCATATTATCCTCTTTTATTGTTAATCATATTATCCCAAAATTTAGGTTTTGTAGAACTTGTGTAATCATTACCACATTGCCTAACATTGTGTTTCCTTTCATGTTCTCTTATTTGAGAACGACTGCCTATAACAGTTTTGTCGATTGGAGACACAAATTCTTGTATATCACTCATTACTTGGTGTGATTTTGTTCTTTTTGTTGTTTTTACTGGTTTAAAAGTGCATTTTTTCCAGTTTATATTATCGTAATTATCTCTGTAACTCATCTCTTGCTTCCTTATTCATTTTCTTCAGCTATTTTCATATCACTATCTAATAAAGCTAACTCTTTTTTTGCATTAGACCTTGCTTGGCTTGATTGTGCTTCTGTCATTACTTTATTGCCAGATGCTCTTTCCCTTGCCTGTATGTCTGCTAGTTTACCTTGTTGTTTTAATTCCTCTTTAGCCATTTCTGTTTGCATCTTCTGTGCAGCAATTCTTTCAGCTTCTGAAGGTTGTGGACCAGCTTGTAATGCTTGTTGAGCTTGTTGTGTTAGTTGTGCTTCTGTTCTATCTATCACATCCTCAAAAGTTCTACCTACTTTCCATGCACCCATTAAAAATCGTAGTGCTTGAAATGCTAGTGGTGTTAAAGCAGGTGATTGATTTGCTATACCGATAGCTTGTTGTAAATATCCTCCAAAAGATGATAAAAATTCTATTCTAGTCTTTTTTTCTTGTTCTTCATCTGTAAAAATTGTAGCATCTGTTTCTATATCTATACTATAACCCCTTAATTTATCATCACGCATTATTTGCATCATTGCAGGTGTAATAGTAAGAGCTGTCATAGCTGCTAAAGTCTCTGGTTCATAATGCTCTGCTATAATTTCTGCTTTTAATCTAAATAAATCTCTAATATATTCAGCTATTTCAGATTGTTTTTTACGCATACGCATACTACCAAACTGTGCTTTTAGCTGTTGTGCTGTAGCTGTTTCACTAGCTTTTGTAGAACCTCTAATAATATCTGATATGCCTGTTATTTGATATATAGTGTCTAAAACTTGGTTTCTTTGTTGATATAAACCAGCTAAAACCTGTGCAATAGGCGATATATCTTCTTGCTGAAATACTTGTTGCAATCCCCCTTTTGCTGCTAATTGTGCAAAATTCTCTGAAGGTACAAAATCATTATCTCCTGCATCTGCTAAATGTGATAATTCTGGTACAGAAGCATCATATACACCCCTTCTTTTTAATCCTTCTATTAAATTACTTATTCTTGTTGTAATTCTATCTAATTCATCAGCTTGGTCTTGATATAAAGTAAACTCTGGTATAGGAACACTTGTTTCATTTGTTCTAATTGCCACTAATGAATCAGGAGTAGGAAAAAATTTTTCTAATCCATAAGGGTCATCATCTTCTGCTAATATTTCATTGTAGCCTTTTGATACAAAATATCGTTTTTCTTTGTATTTATCCCATATTTCCCATACTTCTGCACGAGAAAATACTTCAGAATATTCTTCATTATACCCTTCTGTAGGTTCAGGAGACCAATTTAAAGGTATATTGGATGCATTTTTAAAGCCTTTTTCTATTAATTCATCTCTTGTAAGTAAGTGCCTTCTTGCCTTCCAATATACATCTTCTGGTCTTTTTGCAGGACTTTCTCTGTAATCTTCCCAATTTATGTACTCAAAATAACATCTTTGGTCTGCAATTCTTTCTTCTTCTTGGTCAATCATTATCATATTGCCAAATTCATCTAAGGATTCTACTTGTATAGTTTCTTTACAAAAATAGGCTCATAAACTACCCAAATTACCCCTCTGCCTGGTAGTAAATAGTCCTCTAAAGCAGCTTTTATTGGTTTATCTGCTGAATATACCTCATTTCCGTATTGTAATGCTCTTTCTAGTACGATAGCTACTTGTCTTGTTATAGGGTTGTTATCGTTATATCTTCTACGCACATCTGCTTTTGGCATACGAGCAAATAATGCACCTTTCATAGTTTCTGTATTAGACCATAGAATATTAAACTGCTTATATAACCCTGCACCAAAACTATCTGCACTTCTTTCATCCCTGTATCGTGCTACAACAGCTCTACCTCTTTCTCTCCAATCCTTTTCAGTTTGGTCAGCACTTTCTAATTCCATTTGCCAGTATTGTGCAGTACCTTGCACTACTTCCATTTCTTTTCTAGTTTCTGCCATAATTAATACCTATATCTCAATCTTGCTTTTATTAAATTTTCTTTTTTATTTGGGTCTTGCATAGGGTCTGAATACATTTCACTTAAACCTATATCTCCATGTTGTCCATATAAATTTAAATTTAAGTTGTCATTAATTGGTATATCATAAGATGCCCTATATTGTTTTTGATATGGTTCGCTAAAAGAACCTTTTTGAGAAAAATTATTACCTTCTACAGTATAATCTCCTTTTTGACTTAACCCTGTAAATCCTAATCCTAAATTACCTAATTGTATATCCATATTTCTTTGTTTTCTTTTATAATTTTGTTCTAATAATACTTCAGCTAATTGCCTTGTGTTATTATCTTTTAAATCTTCTGCTGAAAAATTAATACTACTGCCATCTTCTAAAGGTATAGTAATTCCTATATTTCTTTCATTGTCTGCGTAACTTCCTTTTCCTTCTAATCTTAATAAATTTGCCATTTTAATTTTTTCTTCTTCGGTCATTAATTACCCATCATTATATCATTTCTTAAAATTTCTAATTGTCTCATTTGTTCATCTATTTCTTCTAAGGTCATAGGTTTTCTAGTCATAGGTGTTCCCATAGGAGATACATTATTTCTTAGCATATTAGCTTCATTTTCAGTCATTACACCAGAACCAATTACACCAGTTCCTGTTACATCATTAAATTGAGACATATCTGCACCAGGTGGTATGAGTTCTGCTCCTCTTGACCTTTCATTTAACATAGCTGCATCTGCGTCTGTCATAACTCCTGGTCCTATCATATTTGCATCTGCCATCATCATATTATTATTACCTCGTAAACTTTGAGACATCATCATTCTTTTTTCTTCTTCTGTCATGGGTCTGTTATACAT